CCGGGGTATGAGACCTACGTCGACTCTATGGTGCAAGAGGTTACGGGTATTCGCCCGGCTAACTCTTATCGCAACGCCATCATGGCTGAGTTCGAAGATCAAAAGCAACAGGCCCGTCAGGCCGAACAGAGCCGAGATACTTGGATCAAACAGAACGAAGAGTTCATTGGTCAAGTGGCTCCGGACTACTTCGACAACCCAGACAAGTACAACTTTGATGAAATTCGTTCTGCTGTCGTAAAGAAGAAGTCTGACGTTGCGAGTATCAACCAAGAGAACTCCCGCCTCTCGATGCTCTTCAATCAGGATAAGCTGACCGAGGAGCAGGCTACCGAAGGTGCTACGATGATCTTCAATGACATCGTGTCGTCTGGCCTTTCGGCTAGTAGCAATGTGACCTTTGGTATCAATCCTCAGGGGTTTCTCAAGCAGATCGAAGACATGTCTGCTACGGGCTTCGAGGGTGAAGAGTACAACCAGTTGGTCTCTGGCTTTGGTCAGGCTAAGGCAAAGATGCTCTTGGCTCTCAAGGCTCGTGCTAATCAACCCGACGAGTACGGCAACTCCCTAATGAAGATGGCTGGTGCTAAGAATGTAGACGAGTTGATTGCTTCGGCAATGGCTCCCTACGATCAGATTGAGCAGCTCCTCATCAACAAGGACTTCGGTCTCGCAGGGTACTACACTCGACTCAATACGATGGGCGGCGATAGGGAACTCAACCGAGTCCTCAATGCTTCTCCTGAACTTCGTACGGCTCAGGCTCTAGCCTCTATCGATCGTGGTTTGGCTACACTCTACATTACTGAGGGTGGTAAGCAAGAAGGTATCTTTGCCGAGATTGCGCCCGAACTAACTGCTCGTGTTGTTACTGGGCAGGACACGTTCAATGAAGCCACTACTCGCATTGTAGAAAGTAACGCTACGAACTCCGAGAAGGCTGCCGGTATCAACACTGTTCTCACCAATCTCATCGAGACTGTGAAGAGTGGTAACGCTACACCGGAACAGATTGTTAATGCCGCTACGTCGCTCTACTCTCTAGACGACAAGGGCCATGATCTCTTCCAGTACGTCAAGCCTGAGGAGCGTATGCGCCTCTATGCTAAGTTGTTTAACCCTGAGGTTACCAAGGCTATGATTGCCTCGGGTAGCAAGGAAGCCCTCAATACCTACTACGAAGCTGCGCGTGATCGCGTGTTCGCAATTCCGGAGCTAACTAAGGCTGCGGCTGCGCTCAACGAAACGAATAGCAACTGGCAGGACTTCTTTGTCGTTAAGGCTAACCCCTCTAATGGCCGCCTCGAATTGGTGGTTAAGCAGGAAGGTGTACAACCTTTTGTACCCGCCGGTATGAACAACCCCGATAACTTCTTCCAAGAAGGTCTCGTTGGTGCTGTTGCCTACACCTTTGACAAGCGTAAGGCAGAGGATGCAATCAACGCACTTAACTACGCTTTCGACAACATCGGTAACATCGCCGAGGGTATGGGCGCTGATGACTCTATGAAGCCTGCCATCTACAATGAAGTTCTACGTCAGCTACACGTTGACCTAGATCAGGGTAAGAAGGAAGGTTTCTTTAAGTGGCTCGGTAATAGTGTCAAAGACTTCTTCGTTATGGACGAGAGTGAAGGTAACGCCCTAAATCAACAGATTCAGGAAAACGTTAGTCTCAATCTTCCGGATGGTCCAGAGGATAGTTACTACGACAGTATCCGAGCTGCCGAGAGTGGTGGTAACGATAGTGCCAAGAACCCCGGTAGTACTGCGACAGGCCGATACCAGTTCTTGACTTCAACTTGGAATGACCTAGCTCGTAGGTATCCTCAATTGGGTCTCACCGATCGAACCGACGGTGAACAGCAGGAGAGGGCAATTCGTGTCTTTACACAGGAAAACGCAGACGTCTTGACTAAGGAAGGTTTGAGTACCTCCAACGCCAATCTCTACGCTGCACACTTCCTCGGTGTGGCCGATGCGGTAGATGTCCTTAGGGGAGACGACGCAGACTCCATTAGTGAGTACGTCTCTCCGAGAGTGATTAAAGCCAACCCATTCCTCAAGGGGATGACGGTAGGCGAGTTTAAGACTTGGGCTAGTTCAAAGGCTAGTTAAGCAATAAAAAACCCCCGTGCTCCTTGATTGGAACGCGGGGGTTTCTCTTTGTCTATTCGTATTCGTCGTACTTAGCGAGGAGGAGTTCGAGGTTGTGGATAGCCTTTCGGATATCCTCCTTCTTACCCTTCTTGCGATGTCTCGAAACATACTTGATTACATTTGCTTCGAGATACGGCAACTTGTTAGCCATGATGTATTCGTATGGCTGAATCTTCATATCTTTGTAGTGCTTCCCACCAACCTGTGTGGAGTGGGCTGTCATACCTTCAGGTATAATATCGCTTTCCATCTACGCCTCGTAGCATCGGCAGGAACCACGTCAACCTTAACGGGATTACCTGCTTCCTTGTAATCGGTTTTCTTATCGCTGCCCCAAGCCTTCGCTTCGGCCTGAGAGTCAAATATCCTACTCTCTAGGACTTTGGGGTATAGTGCTTGAGCCATTCTCTCAACTCCGTTGCCCCACCAATGTACTCTCCGTCAGGACTTTCAATCTGAGGGACAGTCTTCTTGTCGGGGTACTTGTTCTTGAACTCTTCGAGGTAGGGACGACGATCACCTTCAATGTTGAAGTAAGTGTAGCCGAAGCCACGCTCCTCTAACATGGCCTTGGCTTCGTCACAATACTTACAGTTGTACTTTCCGTAAATCTCAAACAAGGTCTACAATCTCACATCCATCTGGACCACAGGCAGCAGTTTGACTACCGGCAGTCGTATCGGTTACTTCAATCATTTTTGACCAGTCAATGCTTCGTGGAGTCTTCGACAAGAACTCTTCATACTTTGCAACATCGCACTCTTCGTAAGGGGCCTGTCGGTAGGTGTGTTCAGAGTGTGGTAGGAAAGACACTCCGGACACCATATCGAAATTCTCATAGACCCATCCACCAACAGACGGCCACTCATGTTCACGTACGGTAACCGTGATTGACGGTTTGTGCTCACACCAATGCTCCTGATAAGTCTTCCACAATTCGAGTTGTTCGATTGCGGTCATGTCGTTTCGAGTAATGGCACCTTCGGGGGCCTTCTGCGGGAAGAAGAACACGGTAGTATGGTTCGGCTTCATCACGTCGGGTTCCCAATAGACCCCTTGAGACTTCAAGAACTCCGTTATGGGGTCTTTGTTATCTGCTCGTACAGAACGTATGTAATACGCAGAATGCCGAGCATGGATACCGCTAGCACTATCCACCAACTGAGATACTGTACCGGATGGCTTAACACATGTGATTGCAGTAGAACGATTAATGCCAAGACTATCAGCAAGCTCAGCATTCGTAGAAATAGCAACATTCTTTAGGTCGGCCAGAAGGGTATTGAGATCATCGCCAACGCGATTAAGAGTACTATTGTCCATAATACCCGTGAGAGAGAGTCCAAGTAGGCGTTCCTCTTCGGTGTTTTTCTTCCATTCCTTACTCAGGTAGGGGAAGAAGGTTAGGGTAGATTGGAACGTACCGAGTATTGCAGCGAGGCGTACTTTACGCGAAAGGTCGTCAACTCCGTCCGTAGATCGTACAACAACTTCAGTAAGGTTGCAGAACTGTTTGGGCCGGAGAATGATCTCACTGCACGGGTTAGTTCCGAACTCAAATCCTGTATCTCGACGCCCATTCTTTCCAGCCTGTCGCTTAGACGCATCGCGGCTGAATAGTCCACGCTCACCGCTCTTGGATCGATATAGGCTGGTCCATTCTTCCATGAATGATCCAACATCAGGCTTCTCCGTGTATGCAACAGAATTGTTAGAGAGGGCTCGCTGAGGGTTATTTTCCCACCACGAACCAGCCTTAGCATTACGCATACGATCATCAGAGAGGTTCGAAAGCGAGATCATCGCAGAACGACGAACACCACCAACGACAACTACCTCGCCAATCTTACACATAATGTCATGGCATTCGAGAGAGTTTAGCTTGCGCCCTTTAGCTCCCTGAAACTTGCTAACGACAAACCCGAAAAGTTCAACGAGCGGATCAGGTCCACTAGCGCGACCTCCAAACGTTTTAAGTCGTGCTCCGGCTGGTCGGACCTTACTAGTGTCCCACTTCGGTACTTCTCCACTATAGAGAAGAGCCACAAGCTGTCGGAGAGACTTAGCCCATCCTGCCTTACTGTCTGCAACAACGATTGTAGTTTCACTAGCAAAGAGTTCGTTTGGGACCTCTGGGAGTAGAGAGACGTATTGCCTTTCGACACTAAAACCAACTCCAGTACCACACAAGAGGATATACATTGCTTCGTCGAATGCGTGGATGTTGTCGACGGGCAGATAACTACAGTTGTAACCCGCTACGTTATCTCGTTCGAGAGCCTTACCGGCGGTCATGAGAGAACGCATAGAGGGCATCACTTCGAGATTGTAGATGGCCTCTCGCAACTCATCCCTAAGTAGGGAGGGTAGAGTATAGTTGTGGTTGTCATGAAGATGAGCCTCCATGAACTTAATGTAACGAGTTACGGTTTCATCCCAGTTCTCACGACGGTTCTCTTCGTCGATCCATCGCGCATACCGTGACTTATAAATGAACTCCTGATATGGAGACTTAAACGGTGAGCTTTTCTTGGTGTCGGTTGTACCAGTCATTTACTTCCTTTGTAATCGATGCTTTGTAACTAGGGACGATGTTCTTAATCCACTTTGCCATGAGCATAGGATCAGAGAACACCTCGGGGGTAATATACTGTGCGTTCTTCTTGAGGAGTCGATCATTGGGCGTCATATCCGTACCAGTGAATAGACGGGTCTTAATGATGAACCGAGGATGTACGGGATTCTGAGAGTCATCGTTGAACTCAACATTGAACTCTACGTCCGAGAAGTTCTTGTCGACCCATTCGGAGAGTTCGTTAAAAGCAGCTAGGATATCCTGAAACTGCTGCTGATGGATTTGACCCTCAATTACGTTTAAATTACCACTGGTCACCGGGCGCTCCGAGGTTGCTCTGCGGGGCTTCGATGAGCTGTTCCTGCATGAATGCGAGCATTGCATCTCGCTCATTGAAGGTATAAGTTTCGTTACGATAGCCCGGCTGACCATAAGAGCCAATACTAATATCAATAGTCCAGCCGTTGGCTACGGTACGGATGTTGAGGCTAAAGTGATTGTTATTCATTCGTTAATGCTTTCCATGAGTGAGAGAGAGTTTCAATTGAACCGATAATGTTGCCCCACTGTAATGCGAGGTCTTGGATTTCTTGTTGAGCATGTTCGTCGATACGTTGCTTATACGCACGAGCCCATGCGGCTAGGGAACCAGTTACGTAGTAGGAAGTGTACATACTCTGGGGGAGGACCATACGCGCCTGCTCAGGGGCTACACCTGTGGCAATAAAAGTCGTATAGATGTCGAAGCATTTATCAATCAACCACTGATATTCTTTTGAGATTAAAAAAGTACCACCCTCATACTCGATCTCATCAATGGTTTCGTCTGATGATCCCTGCTTCTTATTCTCGGCGGATTTACGCCATTCTTTAGGAATGTAAAACTCCGGAGGGCTATCGTCGTATCGGCGGCTAACTTCGTTGTATGTGAAGCCAACCATATGCTTGAAACGCTGTCGAGCAACAAAGATCGGTACTGTCTCTCGCATCTGTATCATCACATGAGAGAAGGGTGTCCAGTGGTTGTGCTTAGCTAGGTAGTTGATGAGACGCTGGTCACGTTTGGAAAGATTGGGGCCAGAAACAGGTACGTCTCCATTCCATTCGTATTCCCAATCACTCTTCTTATTGAAGGAGACCCGAGCCGCATTAACTACGGTCAGGTCATCCCCCATCATATTAATGAGTTCAGCTTTCAATCTTGTGATCCATCACGCTTAGGCTGCCTCTTTCGATTTGCTCGGCGAGATACAACTTTAGTTCGCTTATTGTCGAGGGGGCCCTTTCGATTTGACCCCAGATGGTCAACTTCCTTTCCGTCACCTTTCCGGACAGCACCTCTCTTCGCAGCAGCTCGGCGAGCAGCGTTACGCTGGGCACGTCGCTTAATCTGTTCGGGCTTTCCTTGGTAATCAGCGTATTCCTTTTTGTAATCACGAGGCTTTCTTGCCATACCGCTTCTCCAACTTATCGAGGTTTGCAGTAGCGATATCTTCGAGGTCGAGATCGTAATGATCTGCGAGGACAGCGAGATACCACAGGACGTCACCAATCTCTTCGTGGAGATGGTCAATATCAACGGTCTTACCCGGGCGATGGCCCTTCTTGATAATTTCCATGACCTCACCGGCTTCACCACCAACACCGAGAGCCATCATCAACGGGTTGCCGTCAGGACCCATAGTAGACACGGCAGCAATCTGATACTCTTCAAAATCGATCAATTAATAGGTTCCTCAATCATTGTGCAGGAGAGGTTGAGTAGATTGTCTTCTTCGTCGAGTTCTACATCTTCGACGATTAGGAACTGATTTTCTCCGAGACGCCCGGTCATGCGCATCTGGATAGAGATACAGTTCGATAGAAATTGATAATCAACAATAATATCAAACACTCGGTGTCAATTCCTCCAATAGTTCTTCATCGATCAAACCACTATCGAAGAGAACTACGAAGGCTTCTAAAGGTGTAATATCAAATTCCTCCAAAACTTCCTCAAAGGCATAGTCTTCGAGGCGTGCATCGAGGAACGTTTCGAGTTTACTCTTCGTAATCATTCTTCTTCTTCTTTTTCTTATCCTCTCGTTTCTTGAGGACTTTCTTTTGTTCCTTTAGGAAACGAGAGGTACGCTTGAGTTTTTCTTCGTTCATTTATTACTCGGTAGCGACAATAATCCCTAGCTCGGTAGCAACCGTACCGGCATCGACGGTCTGAGAGGTAACGTAGCAGTGCTTATCGTCGAAGAAGAGTACAAAGAACTCATTCGGATTGCCGACAACAGCATAAGCTACCACGATCATACCGTCTTCAAATTCCTTAGCACCAGCATACACGAGCTGCCCTGCGGACATTGCGTCAAAGTCTGCCCGTCCTTCCTCCCACGTCTTCATACCATTGGCACAGGAGCCCGTAGGAGCCTCTACAACGGCAGGGGGAGTAGTGGGGGCTGGGGTAGTAGCCGCCGAGGCAGTAAAGGTCATAGCGAGCCCCAGAATGGCCGCTGTGAAGAGACGATTAAACATTACCATATTCCTTTTCGAGTTGCTTGATTGAGATGAATTCGGGATCGTATTCACCATTCTCTACTTCACGCTTGTACACGACACCACGCCAGTAGAGGTCATTGGCCTTACCGGCCCAGTCAGAGTTGTAGTCGAAGAAACAACCGGCCACTAGGGAGTGCCGCTTTTGTCCTTTGACGTCAGTGCGGACGTTATAATCGAGAGTATGAAGATGCCCAGCAGTAACGGAGTTACCAAGTTTAGTTCCGAGGCTGTATGCAGGATGCTCGCCGCCAATAGGGCGACCCATAACCCCCGAAATGAAGTAATGGCTATAGGAGACGCCATCCACTTCCACAATCCCAGGAGTAGAGCCTTGATATCGAACGACTTCATCGTAGTACTCGTTAAGTTGGAAATCGTCGAACCCAATCGTCCCAGTGAGTTCAGGGTTGAGGTCCAGAGCTTTTTCAATGCGGTGTTCATGGTTTCCTTCTATGTAGATTCGATGGGGGAGTTTCTTTTTGGTTCTTCGGACAGGCTCCCATAGACGCTCACTAAAGTCGAGCCCGCTTGCAAGATCACGGGCGTATGACTTACCAACAAAGGATCGCTTTCCTTTATCGTAGCCTGAGAGAGACGCAAGGTCCCACTGGTCACCAAGGTTAACAACCACGTCAGGTCGGAAATCGATGATGAGTTGAGCGAGATAGTCCGCCCGTCGATTGTCATGGTCAGGGTGTGCATGGGGGTCCGGAATTACGAGGTGCGAGCTAATAGTGTGACTCCAATACTAATTGCGATAAATGCCAATATGATCACTCCTCAAACCATTCTTCGGGGACTGATCCAATAGCGAACTTAAATCCATTCTTTAGAGCCCAATCCGAGGGACGCGATTTGGAACCTCGACCCAACTGAGAAGGATTGTCACGATAGAAAACAAAACGAATGTCAACGTTAGGATTCCCTGCCTTGACCGCAACCATTTTAGCACGATCGGGGTAAGGGAAGAAACCTTTTGACTCAATGTAAAACTTAGTGCCGTCTTTCTTTGTAACGGGAAAGTCCGGCCTATACTCTTTTTCTTCAATGTAAGGGATGGTCTCTGTTTCGTACTCAACGGCCCACCCCTTGGGGAGGAACGAAAGAGCCTGCTTATAGATTGTGAACTCATATTCACTTTTTACCTTACGCTTACCAATCTTGGGCAGCGTTGGCTTTTCTTTCTTTTTTCGTGAAATACGATTACTCTGTGACATATTCCTCCGTCAAAATTTCAGGTACATTGGGTTCACGTACAACTTTAGTTAAGAAAACTGGCCCGGTGGAATAAGCAAAAGTACGAAGATTAGTATGGCACAAATGCTTAACGCTACAATAACTGCAATTGACAGGGAGTTTGTAGTTTCCGCTCTTTCCCTCAGGGATTGGATCAAAGCTTCTCGATGGGCGCTCTTCACCATAAACGATTGATTTTCGTCGTTCATATTCAGTTTCCCAATCATACGGTTCGTACGCATGTACGTCTAGGCAGATATGTCCGAGGGTTTTGTCGCAGACAAGGAAAGCCCCTCGCTGCTTGTCCGTAACTTTATCGTCCAACTGCCCAGCGTGAAGATAGCTTTGGAGTTGAGTGAGGTACCCAAAATTATCAGTTGCTGTAGTGAGGTGTTGTCTAAACTTATTGAAAGAGTATGTCGAAGCGGATTTAACATCGACCACAACGCCATCGATAACTGCGTCTCTGTGTCCATAGACACCTGCAATTTCCTGAGTGTCTTGCCGTCCTTCAACTCGGTGTCCTGCCAATTCAGCCAAGAACAGGAGAAATTCCTCTGTAAGGTGCCCGTATCCGAACTTGAGTCGCGTATCAGGAGTAAGTTGTTCAATTCTTTCAGGGTAGTTGTACTCCAGCCAAAGTTTTCTAATGCATGGGTTTCCAATAGAAGACATTCGAAGATCGCGTCTACCAGAACTCCTCGGTTTAATCGCTTCAACTACAGTATTAGACATAGACTTTTCGAATTCCCGTATTTTTTCTTCTGGGATATTTTCAATGCCTTTATCTAAAAGGTCCTGTATGTCGACGACTAGGGTATCGATCGTTTTATCCAATCAGCAAACCTTTTTAGTTCGTCGAAGGTAGCATCGTTTTTCATTACATTTGCACGTTGAGAAATAACTTGAACGTTATCTTTTACGTAACCTTTAGTGGGGTCAATGCGATCTAACGACGGTGAGTTACCTTTGTAACTTTTGCCTCCGGTGTTTCTTTTTAACTCAATACCTAAAATTGGACAGTGAGTTGGCGTCTGTATATCCTCAACCGTTAAGTCAAAGGGCAAGTTAAATTTTTTCGCCCTCTGCTTTGCTTGATTTAAGATATACCTCTCGGGATACTTTTTGTAGTATTCCCGTTGGTAAAGCTTATGGTTGTACAGTTACCAAGGAGCCTTTACACCTTCGGCCTTCGGTTCTTCACCGCCGCCTACCACAATACGATCTCCAAAGTCGCTGTTGCCATCACCAGAATACTCAATGAGATCGATGATACGCACAGACTCCAAACGCTGACCCTTGCCCATAGAGGTGTCGTAAACCGACACAACAACTTCGACAACACTACCATTACCGATGAGCACAGGCTCACCAATGCGCTCAAAACCAGTATTTGTGTCGTTCTTCTTGTACTCTACGAGAACATTACCGTCCTTATCGAGAATCTTCGGCGGAGCGAAAATCTGCTTCGTACCACTAATGAGCTTGACTTCCGGGCGCTTGAACTGGACGTACACGCCCTCTTCATTCTCGTAGGTCTTACTCTGGATACCGGCATCCTTGCGCTTCTTCAGCTCAGTCTCATCGAGGTACACGTCAATCTTAAAGTTGCGTGAACCACGGAACTCGTCTGCTTCGTAGACCTTTGCCCACGATGCCTTGCCGGTAAACTTATACGTCTGTGTCTTACTTTTAGCCATTAATGACAATCCTTCCAATTATAACCAATCTTAAATGCACCCGCTAACGGGCATTTTACATTGAGGTCAATACCGGCTTGCATAATTGCATTTGCCTGAACCTTGCCAATGTATGTAGCAATATCTGTGTCGTCTACGGTTCGTGTTTGCCACTCGTCGTGAACATAGTTCATTTGCCAGAAGGGCACTTTCTCTTTACGTAGTTGTTCTCTCCATAACCAATTAGCGTACTTCATTACGATACTCTCGCCATTCTGTAGATACCCGGCGAGCATTAGGTGTTCGCTGTCGCACATAACGGGGCGACCGTCTAAACCTTCGAACCATCCTCTCTTGGCGTCATATGGGATTAACTCTTCTCTGATACGTCGGAGTCCGGGGAAACCGTCGACGAACTTCTCACGCGCTTCTCGTGCTTCTGCTTCAGAGCATTGAAAAATTGTCGCTGTTTTGCCGACTCCGGCTCCCAAGAGGTAGGAGTAGATGAAGGTTTTTGCTGTTGTTCTGTCTTTACAGGCACTACCTAGTTTCTTCCAGTTGAGGGTATGAACGTCGGTGCCATCCGCCGAACTTCCCGACACAAGAGCCGTAGTGAACTCTCTGTCTTCCATGTAATGGGCAAGTATTCGAAGCTGGATACCCTCAGCGTCACAACCCACTTGTCGATATCCGGGTCCAGCTTGCCATAGTGAACGCATTTCACCACCAAATTCGGATGTAACTCGCGCAATGTTTCCCGTATTCGGGTTTTTGTGGGCAGCCCGGTGGGTCCAAGTTCCAATAGCGCGAACTTCACCATGTATTCGTTTGGTGTTTTCATTGTATGCACCAATCCATTCGTCTAAAGTTGAGAGCCTTCGAGTAAGGAGGATATGTCGGACAAGCAACTTTGCAGCGTCCGGTGCTGTGTCGGGGAGAGTTTCCAAGTTTTCTTCGGAGACAGTCCAACCGTAAATTGCGTACTCTGCAAGCTTATCGGTGAGTTCTTTACGATCTTTACCTCTAGCCCATTTGAGGTCTCGCTCAGTTCTAAGATGACCTTTAGTTTTTTCTGTAGGTTTCCATCCGAATTCATTGAGTCTCTCTATACACTGCTTGGGGGAGGCGGGGTTGAATTCGATAGTATCAAATAGAGTAACAGGCACACCAACACGATATCCATGTTCCTCAGGTGTCCTTCCGTCGGTTATCCATCTAAAGTCGCCTCGATGGATTGCACCTGTTTTAGTAGGACGAGGCATGATTGTTCGATTAAGGACCTTTCTTGGGGGAAATGCAGCTTGTAGTTCCCTCGAAAGTCCATTGACCTCTGTCTCAATCTTCGCACGGAGTACTCTAGCTCCATCAAGATCGAAGCCAAATCCGTTATAGTGCATTTCGGTGCAGCAGATGGCTGTCCGGTGTTCGATTTCGTTTGCACGAATGAACCTTTCGTTGTTGATGTACGGCAAGAAGAAGTCGAAGAGTTTATGTTCTACCTCAACGTCCTGCTTACAGTACTCGATCATTTCGTCCGATAGATGAGACCAATCGGAGAAATTGCTTTTTGAACAACCTAATCTCTCACCCCAATCGGCGAGAGAATGCCTAGAGTAATCCCAAGAATTAAACAACCGAGAGAAAAC